GGTAGGTCGGTTGCGTGGCTGAAGCTACCGTATTAACGGTCATGCGGGTGGACCCGCTTGAGCCACCATCCGTCAGAACAACTGAACCCGCCGTCCCAGATGGAACGATATAGATTGCTTTGACACGGCACGATTGCACATCGCCCAGACTGTTCTGGGAGGCAAACTGTCCACTGACGGTTAACGGTACGCTCGATACGACATCTGTCTGCATAATCAATCTCCTTGAAGTTCAACAAGGGGCCGAAGCCCCCGGATGATTGATTAGTTCTGGAACGAAGTCGGGTTGGCCGCGCCGTCCGAGTTACGCACAACGTATGCAATTACAATCGTGCCAGCACCAGTCGTAGCACTTGCAAGGGTGTAAGTGACGATTGCATCAGTCGAACCAACATTGCTGATCAGACCAGCAGCAGTCGTGCTTGCAGCACCCAGCGTGAAGGCAACAACACCCGCAGTCGCGGTAGGCAGGGTTGCGGTGTTAGTGATGTCAGTTGCACCAATCGACAGTTTCAGCGTACCAGCGCCATACAGCGTGGTGCAGTTAAACGAAATCGAGGTGATCTGTGCGCCAGCGGGAAGGACAAAAGCCGTTGCAGCAGTGCCGCTAGTTCCGATAGCAACGCTCTGGGACACAATGGTTGCGCCCATGTTGCGGATGGTTCCGGCAGTCGAGCCGGTGGTGTTCTTGACGGTCCCGAGCAGCCACGGACCAAGATGAGTAGCGAAACCCATTTAAATCTCCTTATGCACAAGTTCCATGTCATCAGTGCATTGTCCCCTAGGTGGGCTGACATGGCGGAATTCCTAGTTGGTTATAGCATACACCAAAAACAAAAAACGGGGGACTTTTACGCCCCCCGCTCGTGTTACGCGCCTTGTGAACCCCAAGCGCCCAACGGATCAGACCAGCCAAACGAATAACGCTCGCGGCTCTTGTAACGGACGTTGCCGGTGTCGAAGTCGCCGTCCATGCTGTTTGCCAGCGGGGTGCGGACGAAGTGCTTCAGACCATTCGGAACATCAGTCATCAGGAAGTAGCCGTTCGGGTCAGTCAGGAAGTGGTTGACGCCGTAGCCTTCCGGGATCGAGCCGTTGCTCTTCAGAGCGTTGATGTCGTTGTCGGTCGTACCAACGCGCAGCTCGGTTTCGAGCAGACGGGTAGCAACGAACATCAGGTTCGGAGGAACAATCAACTTGCGCGGCTTGGCGGCAATCAGCAGCCCACGTTCGTCGGTCCAAGCGGCGATCTGAATAACGGCGGCTTCCAGAGAAGTCTCGTTCAGGTCAGCCATAGTCGACTGGGTGTTGCTGTTAGTGCCACCAGACACCAGCGGGTGAGCGGTCGAGAACAGAACTTGACCATCGCCACCGGTATAGCCGGAGGTGAAGCCGTTGTTCAGCACTGCGGCTGCTTTGACCTGCTTGGTGTAAGCCATAGCACGGGCCAGACCCTTGGTATAACGAGCCGACAGGCTGTCATACAGGTTATCTTCAATCGCCTCTTCGGTGATTGAGAAACCAAGGGCAATGGTTTCGTGCTGGTAACGAGCGGTCCACGCTTCTTGCGCATTATCGTACGCAATTGCGTTGCCTTCGTTCTTGACCGGCGCAGCAGAGAAACCGGACAGCTTGGTTTCTTCTTCAAACGAACGCTCGGAAGTCTCGGTTTCGTAGATTTCCTTGTGCTCTTCGCCGTAACGTGCATACTCCAGACCGAACAGGGCGTTCAAGCCGGGGAGTAGTTCTTTAAGTAGTTGTGCGCGTGAAATAGCCATGATTCAGCTCCTTATCAAGCCACGCCAGTGGTGTTGTTGTACTGGTGCGTATTGATCTTGACGAGCAATTCGTAGTAGTAAGTAGTACCACTTACAACAACGGATGTGTCAGGAACAACGTCAATCACACGCAGGGGGATAGTTGCGGTCGTGCCAACGCCGGTAGCGACAACACCAATCGTCGAATCGCCAGTAACAGTGGAACCACCGTTCTGAGCCATCGGGACGTTTTGACCAACAACTGAACGATCTGTGTAGGTGATCGTGGTGCCAGAAGACACAACGGCCACTTTATACAGGGCGTTCGGATCGTCCACCACATAGGCATAAGCCGGATTGGCGGCGGTAGACAGAGCGGCGGGGTAGCTTTGACCCTGCACGGTCTGACCGTTTGAGTTGACATACTGGCAACCTACCAAAACGCCACAAGGAGTAGCTGCGTTGGTGCTGGTGTCAGCGACGAGATAACCACCGCTCAGTTTTACGGTAGCGCCATTCAAAATGGCGGTTGCGTAGCCTGCGGCAATGGGAATCTGGCGAATCGCGCCTGCATACGGCATTCCGTCAACTCGGTTGACAGGTTTTAGGCCGTAAGGAGCGCTTACTGTGGGATAAGCCATTTGAGACTCCTAAAAGTTTAAACACTTCTTCCGATAGTGACCTGAGTGCGCTGGTCGTTAAACTTGCGCATACGAGGATCATTATCACGCATGAAGCTGTTTTCAACGGACAACACCTGCTGATTGGCCTGATTCAGGTAATAAGCATCACGTTGTTCGACGAATTCAGCCGGGGTTTTGCAAAGCAACAAACCACCAATTTCAAGTCCGTCCGGGAAACGCCCGTTAGGGTTATTCAAGAAACGGAGTTTGGGTTGAGTTGAAGCCTTGACAGGTTCCCATCCCTCACGGAATTTCGTCGAAATATTAACAGCGTCAGGAGAGTTCAACATAGACATGCGAATCCAACGGAACTTCCATCCATCTTCTGGATCAGGATCCGGTAGCAGAGTAGGCGGCATCCATGCTTTAGGACGCTCCATCTCAGAACGCATTTCCAATTGACGAGGTTCTCTTTTCTGTTCAGCCATTATTATTTCTCCTTAAAACCGCAACCTCCCGTGCATAACGCTCCAAAGGAATGTTAAGCCGTTTGGCGATATTTACCTCAGATGCCGTCAGCGTGATCTTCTTAGGAGCCACGCTTCTGGAAGCAGAAGCAACAACATTTGCATTGGGGCGCTGATTCGCATCGGCGGGTTTACCAGAGGCAAACTTCTCTGGAAACACTTGGCGTAACCTACCATCAATGCGCTGATAGTATTCGTCACTTTGAGGATTAATCCCCTCCTCCACAACCAACTTCTCATGCAACGCAAGTGCGAAGCCGGTCATTTCTCGGTCAATCCCAAACCACTCATTGGCACGCCGCCAATTCTCTG